CATCCGCCCGAATAATAGCATACGTTCGGCGGGGAAGGCAGTAACGAGTACGATTTTCGTACTGGTCCTTCATACGAGTACCGAGGGCATCTTTTTCTGTGTTTTTTGCTTGTGACATACTATTTATTCTTATGCATCCTAACACCACCAAAATGATACAACTCTACCACGATGGAGTCGGCACCAACGAAATTGCGAAACGACTGCATCTTCATCGCTCTACTATACAGCAATGGCTGAAAAAGTCAAGCATAAAACTTCGCAAGCGTACTCCACAACATCACTACGATGTCCATTTCTTTTCCACTTACACGCCCGAGAGTTGTTACTGGGCGGGGTTCATTATGGCAGACGGATGTATTCGTCGCACCTGTCTCCACATCAAACTTGCCAATAAAGACCGAGAGCACCTTCAAAAGTTTTTGGATTGTATTCATGCTGACTACAAGATAAAAGGCAAAGATTACTGTACCATTGACATCAGTGGTCCGTGGTTTTTGGAAGACCTGAAAAACAAGTTTGGAATTGTTCCACGCAAAACATTCATCGCCAAATATCCCCGCATTCCTTCCAATATGGATAAACATTTCATCCGAGGCATCCTCGATGGCGATGGATGTATTACCAAAACAACATGCCCAACAATTAACTTCACGGGCACCGAGGAACTCATGACATCGCTAACACACAAATTCAACCCTCTTGGTATTCATCTCAAATCAGGAAACAAATACCCACCACTACAACGAAAGAATAAGAATATCGGACAAATCCATTACAGCGGAAAGAATGCTAAACGCATTCTTGATTGGTTATACCACAACTCTATACCACAACTCCTACTTGACCGAAAGTACCAAAGGTATCAAGAATTATTCTGATTTCAAGTTATTCTCTACCAGAAAGAACATAATGAACAATTTTTGGTTTATGGGAAAAGAATTTTAGGTACTTTTTTACATAATCTCTTGCTTTTTTGCGAGAGCCAAAAACACAATTGGTTTGATCCCACACACTTAATTCTGGGTTATGGGTGACATAAATCACCCATATATTGGAATAGTTTTTGATTCGTGGGGTTGCTTTCTTTTTGCCTTCTTTTAGACCCATAAGATATAATTCAAGATTTGGGTTATTCATATTTTGATTTTTCATAATGGCTTATACTGTATCACAGGCGGGGTCTCTTGTAAAGTTTTTTCTTCTTCCTCGATTTCTACTCCCTCCGAATCGAAATTAGCATACTTTTCTTCCCATCCGCAGACACGGCAAAAGTTTCGTGGTCCCGTGCAAGAAGAGCATGGCGGGCAAATGTAGCAGGAACAGTTTTCGGGAGGGTGACTATCAATCACTCCACGACACCCATTCCTGCCACATACATCACCTTCACAGTAGCCTCGCTCCATTTTAGCCAATCTCTTTGACCAGCTTTTCGAGTTCGATGGCACGGCGTTGCTCGGCGCTGTTGTGGGGTCATGTAGCGGGTGTCAACGTGTTTGGCGTGTCTTTCGTCGAGGACGTAGGGTCGCATACGCTTCCTTTCCTTAGAATTTCGTATAGTAATGCTCGCTCTTCGTACTGTTGGTGGGTACGGGCAACGAAGCGATAAATCATGCCACGGAGTTCGCCGTAGTATTCGGATTGAAATCCCGACTCGTCAAGAGCACTTTCAATTTCGCTTGCCAACTCGTCGGTTTGTCGTTTGGCAATCCTTGCCGCTTCTTCTAATCTGTCTCGTTCTGATTGTGTCATATTATTCCAGTTCTTTGAGTTTGTGAGCAACGGCGAGGACCGCAACAGCCATAAGGGCTTGAATAGCTTTCTCGTCGGCACGGAAGAAATCATACAGACTCTTTGCGGAATGCTTGGTGCGACTCTTATGCATCCAAACGTCGCCCGTCTCCATGTCAATGAAGAGCCACTTCTTCGGGCACTTGGACTTAATAGTCATCGGAATAGCAGTCTTAGACTCCGAAACCTTCTCCCCGTTCTTTAGTGTGCGGTATCTCATACAATCTTATACTTTCTCCACTCGTGCAGGTCGGCGACGAAGAAGAAAAACATGCCGCAGTGTTCAGTCCACACCAGCAGCAACTCGTGGAGACCATACCGCTTCTGTTCCATGATGGCATTATGTAGCAAGAAGTGGGAACCATCTTGGTGACTGATTTCCACCGTATGCTTGAAATCCATGCACTGGAGTTTGGCATCCTTTTTAGCCAACTCCGCTTGGGCTGCTGCTTTTATCTCGGCGATTGTCATAGTTCATTAACTCTCTTGTGGCTCGCATCAATATGGGTATCAAGTACCACGCTGAAAATGCATAGCACCGCAACCATCACATAGTAATCATTCGCTTGATGGAATAGCCCAAGGGTTCTGTCGTATCTTATCATTGACATGATAATGAGTAGGATTTCCCACCCCATCATGAAGAGGGCAAGCACCATGTCTCGAATGCTGCGTATCATACGCTGCGTGCCCTTCCACCAATCCATGCCCACCCTTTACCAAAGACGGACGTAGGTGCCTTCACGGGTTGAGGCGGTAGTACCACTCGCACAGGCTTGGTGGACCGTGGAAGGATTCGGATAGGAACCTTCTGAGTCCCGCCTTCATAGTTCTCCTTGAACGCTTGGAAAGCATTGACCGCCCGAGACAGCAACTCTTCCTTGAGGCATAGCTCGTCGCACAGCATCATGTTCTTATACCCAATGTCCGCAATCCACGCCAGTTCATTCCAATCGGCACACGAGGGCACGGGGTTGAACTTCGAGGACTTGGTAAGCGTCACGTTTCATTTTCCAGAAGATAACACGGAGTTTAGCGTTCGTCAAATTATTTCTCAAGGAAAACGCCAGCCCCCGATGGGCTGGCGTCTCTGAGCACACATTAGAAGGCGATACCAACGCCGAAGAAGTAGCGGAGCGGACTGTCTTTGGCGGTCTGCCAGCCATCCGAAGCGGTATGCGTCATAAGGTCGTAATTGACGCCAGCGATGATGAAGGCATTGCCTTTAGTGTAGTATTCGAGGGACAACTCGGGGCCAGTACGCCATCCAATGGACTCACGGTCATACATGACGCCGACGGACCATCCCGTATTAAGATACAGTTTGTCCTGTACCAGTTTCCACGACCAAGCGGCGTCAAGGTCCGTAGCCCCTTCCAAAGACGGAGACCACCCCAAGTCTTGAGAGATACCGAACCAGATGGGCTGCTTCAAGGGCTGAACCGAGAAGCTGAAACTCAGACCGAATTCAGTATCGCCGTTTCGAGGATTGGTCACACCACTGCCGCCGAGAGTCAGTTCCATAGGCCAGCTCGTCTTTTCGGCTGGAGCATTGGACAGACTCAGAGAGGTTGAATTGGTGCCGACTGCAACAACTGAGTTCGTGTCCGCACCATAGGCTGCGAAGCCCACGAGAACCACGGCGAATAGAGATAGGAATGTTTTCTTCATTTGTGTATGTATGTTGATGTTTGTGATTGTCGTGCCGATAGATTAGTCGGCGTTCATCGGCACCACAGCCGAGAAGATGATAACCTTCGACAGAGCCATGACTTGGGCTTTGGTAAGGTTATTGCCTTGAAGGTCAACTTCCACATGCGAAGCCATCGTGGTATCACCACGGAGTTGGTCCTTATACTTCATGGTGCCGGACAGCGAGGGAATGCTTGCGTCAGTCGAGAAGAAGGACGATTCGTCAGAGGCGGGGGCAAAGGCCGCATTCTCCGAGGGAGGCGGCTCGTTCACACGCACGTCGAATTGATATTCGCCACTGCCACGGGTCGGCTCAAGCCATCGGATGGTGCCAGTAACGGTGTCACGCTTCGCACCATAGATCAACGAGACGTTGTTGAAAAACCAACAATTCTTGTCGTAGTCGTAGAGCATTTCACCAGTAACCGTGACGGCGGCATAGGTCTGAACTGGACCTGCACCGAGGACAGTATTGTTATAGCTCATTCGGTCATATTTTTTCAGCACGACAGTCTGAGACTTGCCGCCGACAGAGCGGGTAATGCTAACGGCGTTGCCTTTGAAGGTATCGAGCCAGTTGGCGGGACGATTCATCGGCTTGCCGTTAACGGTGCCCGAGAACTTGCTGGAGAAGCCAGCAGCTTGGCCCCGAGGCAGAACGTCAATGGACAGTGAACCATTATCATAGTTATAGATTCCGTCAGAGGTAATGGGCACGTCACCCTTGAGTTTGCCGACGTTGAGGGACTGGGCCGGGTTCTTGGGGTTCACCACGTCAAGGTCAAGGTCATAGGACACTTGGCGTTTCTGGGTCACGCTCTTGCTGAACATACCCTCGATGATTTGAGGGCGGTCAGTGATGATGCCGTGGAACAAAGCCGAGTTGCATACGTTGACGTTGACCGAGTACTGGTCTTTCACGCCTTTGACGGGCTTGTCGGTCTGGCGGCTGTTGTATTTGATGTCCAATATCCCCTTGATGAAGGTCGGAGGATTGGTACTGGCGGGCGTCTGAGCAAACACTGGCAGAGCCAAAGAGGCGAGCAGTGTTGCGGTTACGAATAACTGTTTCATATTTTCTTGTTTCACTTTCTTGGTTTGATTGTTGATGTTTACTACGACACGGACACTTATTGCTGAGGCTGGACTTCCTGTGTAGTCGTCCCATCCGTCGCCGGGGCTGCGGTATCAGTGCGTCCGCACCCGCCGAAGACATAGGCGATGATAAGGATTGCCAGCACTACGATGAAGGCTTTGATTTTGAAACTCATATGCTTATTGATGTTGATGCGTTATTGGTTAATGATGATTACTCGGCAATGCGTTGGCGGGCGACGGGGACCACCGTTGAAGTATCGAGGACATTAGAGGCGGCGGGCACCGACTTGGCTTGCTTGGCGGCCAATTGGCGTTTTTCCTTCTCGTCATCCATAAGGGCGATGTCGAGTTCGGCAAAGGACTCGTTCAGTTTAGTTTGGACACTATCCAAAGCGGTCTCGATGCAGATTTTGTCGAAGGTGTCACCGGCAAGCTCACCTGCGGCCTCGTTCATGGCCATTGCGGCACAAGCCATCTTCCATTTCTTCTCCGTGCGGGAAATGGTCTCGGCGAATTGGGCGAGCATGTCTTGGGCGTCCTGATACTTCTGCTTTCGCAGTTCCAGAAGCTGGTTCATCTTTTTCAATTGCTCCACATAGGTCTGAGCGTCTTCCAACCCTTCCCGAACGTAGCCCTTCACTTGGTCGGCGAATGCCATCACTTGGGCAGCGAACTTGGCAATGTTGGTCTTGTAATCGACCAAGGCCCGCTCTTTCTGAATGTACTGGTTCTGGAGGGTTTCGCACGGGTTCTTCATGGCTTCGGCCTTGATGGCTTTCAGCCGCCAGTTGGCGACCTTCATGGAGAAATACTGGGCAAAGTTAATCCCGACGAAGCCGATTGCGGCGGCGACGCCGAGGCCAATTAACCCACCGATGGCTTGCAGGACAAAGGGGGCGACGATGAAACCAACGACGCCGACACCAACCACCTTAAGGGCGGTCTCGACCCGTTGCTTGCGTTGTTCTGGAGTTAATGTTTGTGTGCTCATAATGTTTTCAATTTTTCAATTGTTGTGGTCAATATACCACTCAGATATAAAAAGTCAAGGGGCGAGTTTAACTTTTTTTACGATTTCTGGATGTACGTGTTCAGGAACAACTTACGACGGACAACCCATACGTCTGTTGGGTCAGTGCGGTTCTGACAAATGAAGTCGCCAGTATTGCCCCACTGGACATTCTTGCCAAGTTCGGGATAATCAGCGGTGCCCCACTGTCCTTCAATGGCGAAAGACCCCATGTTTTCCATGCGGTCATCCGGATAGGGTTTGGAGGCGTTAGTCTCTCGAATGGAAGCAAGAAAGTCTTTCGACATTTCAAGACAATTCACCGCATTGTCTGGCTTCGGTGTGCAAATCATCCACCCATCCTTGTCAATTTCGGTCACGTCGTACTTCTGGAGAAGTTTCTTTTGAGTCTGTTGCCAAGCATCACCTGCCCCGCCGATACAGACGATAGAGCCATCCCGAGAGGTTCTCGTCCTTCAAGGGTGTCCAGTAGGAATTTGCTTGCCACTTGACGGTCAACAAGCAATGTGATTAGAGGTTTTGCCTTGAGAGGCTGTGTTTTGCTGGCTACACGCCAGCCCGTT